TGGCGAGGCGCTTCGCGCCCAGAGGTTCAAGCTGCGCTTGAAAAATATAAAAAGCTTCAGTTTGACCCGCTTGATGAACAGCTTAGAGCTTTTAATGTTAAGATTGACCAATTTACTTTGTTCATGAATAATATGAGAGTGGATGAAGATAGCGCTGAAAGTCTTCAGAAAATAATGATAGGTATTGAAAAGATATTAAAGACAAGACAATCATTATTAGACGCAATAGAAAGAAGGGGGCAAAGACAAAAAATTCAAGGTGATAAGGGATTATCATTTTTAGAAAATAAAAAAGAACAATTAGAAGAAACTAAATAATAAGACTATGCCAAAAGATGCCTGTTATCATAAAGTAGTAAGTAGATATGGACCAAAGACCTCAGCATATAGAAGTGGTGCTATGGCTAAATGTAGAAAAGTTGGTGCAGCGAACTGGGGAAACAAAAGTAAAAAGAAAGGAGCAGAGGGAATGAAAATGAAACACGGTGGTAGGTTTTGTTATCCACAAGATAAGTGCGGTAAAGGAATACCACAACACGATTAATATGGCGGTAAGAAAAACAGCAGCAGGATTAAGACTTAAGAGATGGTTTAAAGAAGATTGGCGTACACCTTCAGGAGAAAAAGATTACAGCAAAGGTGAAAATACTTTTAGACCTACAAAAAAAATATCTAAAGATACTCCCAAGACATGGTCTCAGTTAAGTGCTGGAGAAAAAAGAGCAGCAGCAAGAGAAAAAAGTAAAAAGGGTAGAGTGAGTAGATATAAAGATGGTGGTAAATTTTATAAACAACATGATTAAATATTAAAAATGAAACATAACAAAAAGAAATATATGAGAGGTGGTGCTATGAAATATAGTGCTGCTGCTGGGCAAACTGCTCCAGAAATTCTTAAAAGAGAAAAAATGACTTATAAGAAAGGTGGAAAGTTAAAACCAGTAGATGCTGCAAAAAATCCTGGACTTGCTAAACTACCTACTGATGTTAGAAACAAAATGGGTTTTATGGCTATGGGCGGTAAAATGGATTCTGATAAAGACTTTATGTATGGTGGTAAAACACAAAAGATGTACATGAAGGGTGGTAAAATGAAATATCCAGGCGGAGGCATGATGAAGAAAAACATGTATCCAGGTGGAGGTAGAATGCAGCACGACTAATGGCAACTCCAGCATGGCAAAGAAAAGAAGGTAAGAGTCCTTCAGGTGGTCTTAACGAAAAAGGCAGACGAAGTTATAAAGGCGGAACTCTTAAAGCTCCAACAAAAAGCAAAACATCTAAACGACGTAAATCTTTTTGTGCAAGGATGAAGGGTATGAAAGCTAAACTAACTTCAGCTAAAACAGCTCGTGACCCTAATTCAAGAATTAATAAGTCTTTACGTAAGTGGGATTGTAATACTGGATGTAAGGTTAATTATGTTAGTGGAGCCGTAGGTGGATATAGACCACAAAACGATTAGTGTCTGAACAAGATGAAATAAAACATAGACTCACTTATTTAAAAGGTAGGTATATGTTTTTTTATAAGCAGGGTAATTTAGAGAAAGCAAGACAGTATAATAAGCTGGCTCTAGAAAAACATAATTACGATATAGAAATGGAATATCATAATAAGTTAGCTAAAAAAGAAAATCAAAACATGTTTGGTTTTCCAAAAGTAAAAAGGTTGAGATATGGGTAGGGCTAAAGTAGACCCACAAAAGTATAGGCCTGTTATTAATAATGGTCATCCTAATCTAAATGTAGACTCAGTAGCTTATCAAGAATACTGGGAAAAAGAATTAGATAGGTGTATAAATGGATACAAGCCAAAAGGTATGAAAAAAATATCTGGCAAGTATTATTTTTATTTAAACTATTATAAAATATTAGGTAATGATGGAAATAAGAGTTCTCGTAAAACATTAATATCTCCGTGGTATAGAGCGATGGACCACGAGTATTTTGATTTGTTTGAGACTTGTAAAAAAGATGGTAAAGGAATGATTGTCATCAAAGCAAGAGATAAAGGGTTTTCATATATGAACTCTGGTATGCTTGCTCATGAGTTTTCTTTCTTTCCGTTTAATGATGTAGGTATAGCTGCTGGTTTACAAATGACAGCAGATGCGTTCTTTGATAAAACTAAAAAAGGTTTGAATGGTATACATTCTAATTTTAAACATAGCTTGATAAAAGATACTGATGGTATATTGCGCTCTGGTTATAAACAAAAAAACTCTGATGGTAAATGGGAAATAGGAGGTTATCAGTCTACGATAATATGCAGAACAATGGATAATCCAGAAGTATTTAAAGGTGAGCGTGTATCATTAATGGTGTTTGAAGAAGCGGGAGAGTTTAAACATTTAAAAAATGCATACATGTCTTCCAAAGCTTGTTTTATGGATGGTAATATACAATTTGGTGTTCCTATTGTTGGAGGTACTGGTGGTGATATATCTAAAGCATCTAAAGATTTTATGGATATGTATTATGAAGCAGACGCTTATAATTTAATACCAATGTTTATCCCAGCCAATAGAGCGTATTATGGATTCTTTAATATTAAAACAGGAGAAGAAAATAATGAAGGTGCACTTGAAGTATTAAAAGAAGAAAGAGAAAATATTGAAAAGTCTGGAGATAGAGAAGCTTTTAATCTACACATACAAAACTACCCATTAACAGTACAAGAAGCATTTTTAAATACTAAAACATCTCGTTTTGATATATCTTTATTAAATGCGCAACGCTCAAGAATATTATCAAGTAAAGATTATAGAAGTCAAATACAATCAGGAAACCTCAGCTGGACTTATAATGAAGAAGATGAATGGGAAGTATCATGGACACCTCATCCTGATGGACCATATAAAATATTAGAACATCCAATGCCAGAATATAAAAACTTAGATATAGGTGGTATTGATTCATACGACCAAGATAGTGCAGGAGCTTCTGAGTCTTTAGGTAGTGCAATTATATACAGAAGGTTTTTAGATGCCGATACTCCAGGTGACTACGTTGTAGCCGAGTATACCGACAGACCAGATAAGAAAGAGGACTTTTGGGAAGGATGTTTAAAACTTGCAGCTTATTATAATAGTAAGATGCTTGTTGAATATACAAAGATAGGTATTTTAGATTATTTTAAAAGAAGAAATGGTTTAAGATTTTTAAAAGAAAAACCAGAGTCAGCACATAATCCTGGGACTAAAACTAGAAACAGATATGGTGTGCATATGAATAAACAAGTAAAGTCATTATTAGAAGATTTGATAGATGACTATATTAGGGAGCATGCAGATGATATATGGTTCTTAGATTTGATTGATGAACTAGCAAATTATGGATTAAGAAATACTGATAGGGCTATGGCTTTTGGTATTTGTTTAATACACAATATAGACAACTATAGAACGCAAGCAAGTAAAAAAGAAGAAGAAATAGTTGATATAGGATTTAATTATTATAAATTGAACAGCAGGGGTATACCTGTTAAAATATAAAAAATATGGCAAGTAAAGTAAGTGGATTTCCTTCAATGGTACTTAAGGAAAGTGAAAAAACAGATGAATGGTGTAATTCTGTAGTTGACGCAATAGTCAGCTATATGTCATACCAAAACTCGTCTTTTAAAAATAATAGACATGCAGATATTACCAACTATAATATATATAATGGTAATCTACACGCAGATGATTTTAAGTACATTACTGAACAGTATGGTATGGCATATCCAGCTAGACTGGTAAACTATCCTATTATACAACCAAAAATTGATTTACTTGTTGGAGAAGAACTACGTAGACCTACAGACTTAAAAGTAGCAACTGTAAACAAAGAAGCTATACTTAGAAAAGAAGATAAGAAAGTAGGATTAATTATGAGAAGTATTCTTGATGATATACATTCACAATTTGAAAAAGAAGAAGGTTTTAAAATAGAAATGGAAGGAGATGGTATGCCTTTGCCAGAAGATATAGATTTGTATATGAGATACAACTATAAAGAAATGGTAGAAGAAACTGCACAAGATGGATTAGAATATTTAGTAAATAGATATAATTATAAAGATTTATTTAAAGAAGGGTTTAGAGATTTACTTGTTACAGGTAAAGAGTTTTACAAAGTAGATATTATGGACAGAGACCCTCAGGTAAGGAGAATAGACCCAAGAGCAATAGTTTATGATATAGGTATGAACTCTGATTATTTAGATGATGCTACATGGGTAGGCGAAGAAAGATGGTTATCATTAAATGAAATAGTAGATGAGTATAGAGACGAGTTAGATGATGAAGATGTAAATTTAATTGCAGAAATGTCTCGTGTATATAGTCACGACCAACTAGCAAACTACAATTCAAATATTGACTGGGTAAATATGTATGAAGATTCTGAAAACAGAATTAGAGTAATATCTTGTGAGTGGAAATCAGTTAGGTCATTACGTTTCAAAATATCTGAGAACAAATATGACCCAAGCAGACCATTTAAAAAACTAGTAGATGATGATTACAAGCCAAGAAAAAATGAAGTAATTGAAACAAGATATGTAGATGATATATGGGAAGCTACAAAAATAGGAGGCAGAATATTAGTAAGAGCACAACGTAGACCAAATCAAGTACGTAGTGTAGATGATGCTGGTAGCACAAGTTTATCATATATTGGTGTAGTAAGAAACAATACAACTGGACGTTCTTTATCTATGGTAGATTTGTTAAAGAATGTACAGATGTTATATAATATAGTTATGTATCATATAGAACTTGCTATGGCTCGTTCTGGTGGTAAAGCTGTAGTATATGATACTTCACAATTACCTACTAACTTAGGTATGGATATGCAAACAGTATTGTATCATTTAAAAACAGATGGTATTATACCTATAAATTCAAAAGAAGAAGGAGGCCAAATGGCTAACTTTAATCAATTCCAACAAATTGATTTTACATTATCACAATCAGTACAGCAATTAATTAATTTAAAACTTATGCTTGAACAAACTGCTGGTAATATATCTGGAGTTAGTCCACAAAGAGAAGGAGCTGTAGGGCAATATGAATATGTAGGAAATGTTCAAAGAAGTGTAGTACAATCAGCAACTATAACTGAAAGCTGGTTCTATTCACATATACAATGTAAGAAAAGAATATATGAAAGACTTTGTAATTTAATGAAGCTTTCATGGGCAGGAGGTAAAAAAGGAGCTGTTATATTAGGAGATGGTGCGTATAAATTTTTAAATGTAATGCCTGATATTGCATTACAAGATTTTGGTGTGTATGTAGGAGATAGCGGCAAAGATGATTCAATGCGTCAAGCTGTACAACAATTATCACAAGCTGCTTTACAATCTGGTCAAATTAGTTTATTAGATGTTATTAAAGTAATGAAAGCTGATACAATGACAGAAGCAGAACATGTTCTTGAAAGAGGTATGGACGAAATGAAAAAACAAATGGAAATACAAAGACAACAAGAACAAGAAGCTTTACAAGCACAAGCTCAAGCATCAATGCAAGAAAAAGAAGCGGATGCACAAATTAAACAACTAGATAATGAAACAAGTATTAAAGTTGCTGAGATAGGTGCACAAGCTAGAGTACAAGTAGCTGAAATAGCTTCTGATGATAAAAGAGATATTACTGATTTGAAAGAAAGAGTATCTATGGATAAAGAAGTTTTGAAAAATATGTTAGCCAAAGGAGATAAAGATACTCCAATGGCTACTCCTGAAGGAGATGCATCTGAAGAACAAATGAATCAGGCAACTCAAACAATATTAGAATCGTAAAAAAAATATTATATTTGCAAATTAGGGACTAAAAATAATTAAACAATGGCAGAAGAAAAATCAAAACTAGTAGAAGAAGTACAATCTACAACAGAAGAAGTAAAAGAACCAGCATTTGACCCGTCTGCATTTGCAGCAGAGGGGCCTGTAGAAACTACAGAAGAAACGACTGAAACACCAGAAGCTAAAGAAGAAAGCGAAGTGGAAGATGTTGTTGAAGATGTAAAAGGTTTAGAAGAAGAAGCAGCAGAACAACCAGAACAAGAAGATGGCTTTAGTTGGGATTCAATAGAAACAGACAAAGTTGAAGAACCAAAAGCAGAAGAAGAAGAAGATGTTGATTGGGATGTTGAAATAACAGAACAACCTAAAGAAGAAGAACAAACAGATATAGATTGGAAAGCTGTAGCTAAAACTTTAGGTTTAGATGAAAACACATCAGTTGATGAAATAAAACAAAAACTACAACCACAAGAAAAAGTAGAAGAAAAAGAAGTTGTAGAGCCACAAATGAATGATAATGCAACAAGACTTAATGAGTTTTTAAAATTATCAGACAAAGAACTATTAGCAGAAGAAATGAAAGCTGATGGTATGGCAGAAGATAAGATTGAGGAAGCATTAGATAAAATGGAAGACTCAGGATTATTAGTAAGGGAAGCTCACAGAATTAGAAGACAGTTAGAATCAGCTATAAAACAAGAAGCACA